CCTCGGTTAGCCAGTCCGTAACGTCAACCTCTGCCCCGTCTATGGTCACGCGGTCAATCGACTGCACCGGTCCGACTTCCAGCGGCACGACGTTGTAATACAGACCGTTAATCCTATGCGTTTCAAGGTCGCTCACCTTGGCAAAGTCAAAATACTCACGGTACTTTGTCGCCGTCAGCACATGGCCGGTGTCGTTTTCAACCTGAGTGCGTGCAGCGGCAATCAGCTCATTGATAATCACGTCCTGCCCCTGATCATTCCCCAATCGCATATACGCAATCAGACCGGCGTCAATTTCAACCGGTTGTGTTGCGGGGGATTCAAGCAAAATAGGCATGTGACCTCAAAAAAGAGACGGGAGCCTAAGCCCCCGTCAGTCGCCCAGAGAGTTAGTTGCGGGTCGCTGGAGCAAAGTCCAGATGACCCTTGAGCCACACACCAGACAGGAACAGGTTGCCGGTGTTATTGGCGGGCGTCACAGTGGCGCGCACGTAACGCTTTGCACCCTTGTAACCGATCCAGAACGTGACGCCATCGTCGGCATAGTCGAACGAAGCCAGAGCCTCGGTGCCGATCAGGTCATTGTCCACAACCGCCGTAAACGTCGAATTGTCGTCAGACTCTTCCATCAGCAGCGTAAACGTGGCGTCCGCGTCCGACAAAGTGCCGGTGACGATGCAGAGCGACAGCGAGCCGCAGCCCTGAACATCAACGACGGCGGAGACTTGAGCCGTGTTGTCCGTTACCGCAGCCTTGGGGGCAAAAGCGGCAATCGGATACAGGTCAGAAATATTATCAAGCATCATGGTAGTTGTCCTTTTCCTGAGCCGATTACGATGCGGCGAACTTGAGGAACTTGATCTTCTCGGTGCGGTGCAGACCGCCACCGACGCGCTTGCGAGTGTAGAACTCGACAAACGGCTTGGACGAATACGGGTCACGCAGGAGCGTCGTGCCGAGGCGGTCATAGATGTGATACGCCGTGTGATCGCCGAACGAGATAGAGTAGCTGTTAGCCGCGATAGTGGGGGCAACGTCGTTCAGCACAACCGGATAGGCCCAGATGGTAAACGGGATACCGTCCTTTACCGATGGCTGCAGGATGTATTGACCCGTCGAATCCTTGACCTTGGCAAGGGTCGCCATCGTCACGCGGTCCATCATAAACGCAGAGCGCGGCAGATAGGCCGGTTTCAGAGCGGTGACCAGATCACGCACATTGTCAAACGGGTTTGACCCAAACGCACCAGACGAGCCGGTGACGACATAGCCAATCTTCCCGTCAGCCACTTCGGTTTTGCCGGTTTGCGCGGCGGTGGCGTAGGTAAACAGGCCGCGCGGCTTGCCTGCGCCGTCGCCATTCGTAAACGCAGCCAGTTCGTATTCGTTGAACACCTCGTCAATTTCAGCCAGAAGGAAGGCTTCGATTTGCGCGGCGTCTTCAAGAATGGTCTGCGTTGCCAGCGGCTTGGCGTACAGCTCATGAGCCACAATGTCAGTCGTGCCGAGTTGCGGCGTGCTCGTTTCCGAACGGGTGCCAGCCTCCGAAACCCAACCACCAGCGGCCTTGCTCGTTTGGCGTACCAGTTGGATGGCCGGGGCACGACCGCTGCGAACGGTAGCCACGCCACGCCAAGGATTAGTGTCGCGTGCCAGCTTGGCAATGGCCATGTCAAATTCCTTGGTGACAAGGAAACCGCCATCCGCCGCCGTGCCTTCGTTCGCCGCGCGGAACTCCATCGGCACGTCTTGCGAGCCACGACCGTTGCGCAGGTATTCGTCCTGCGCCTTGGCGTGCTCGGAGCGTTCCATCTGCTCGCCGTTCAGGTTCGGACCCTTGGCCAGACGGGTTTCAATGGCCTTCATGGCCTCCTCAACCGCCTCAGCGCGCTTTGCGGCGACGACAGCATCGTCAACCTTTTTGGTCAGTTCGGCAAGCTCCTGCGTCATGCGCGCTTGGGCTTCTTTGTGAATGGTATCGGAGCTTTGAGCTTCCGAGCGGATAAGTTCGATCTTTTCCAGAACCTTGTTCTGAAAGGCCATATCATCAGCCATTTGTTAACCTCATGATGAAGAGTTGATTATCAAGGCCACGCAAAAGGGCCTCGGATGAATCCGCTCCATCCCGGAGGTCGGCATTTTCAGTCTTTGCCGCTTCGTCACGAAGTTCGGCCTCTTTGAATCCCGCTGCTGTAATTGATTTCGCCGCATTGGACGAAAAGCCGATTTGACGCAGCAGGTGTTCAAATTCTCGTTTTGTTGTCGGCAGGTGGCCAGCCGAACGGATGCTGTCAATGAGCGAACCCGGCACGCTATTAGCCGTCACAAGGCTGATCTCTCGCAGGGACACCTCTGTAAACGTGACGCTACCGTCGCTTTCGACAACCCACGCCATAGGAACAAATCCAATGGACATTCCGGTTACTACCGACATGCGGAACAGACCGCCGATCCATTCGCGTTCCGTCGTGACGATCTCGCCACCTACCCGCAGCCCTGTATCGTCTTCGGCAAGGCTCATCCAACCGCCTACAGGGCGATCATCGGAATGGTTGACATACATAGGGCAGTTACGCGCCATCGTGCGCCACTTTGCGATTGACGCGGTAAAGCACCCCTTCGCAAAGCGCGTGTTATAGGTATCTACCACGCCAAATGTGCAGCCGTACCCCTCAACCTTGCCTTCGCTTGTCTCGGTTACGGGCGTTTCGACAAACCGGCGCAAGTCAGTGCCGGGCACATATTGAGCCGGATCAAAACGATTCATATGAGGTATTTCCTTCTGCATGTGCAGCGGCAATTAATGATTTCGGACGCGGGCGCGCCTTGGTCGCTGTCGCATGGGTGAGACATGCGATAACCACCCACGGTAAAAAACCCGAAAGCGTCGGCTTTCTGGCCATTCGCGGCAACGTGTGACGCCCGTGTCCGCTCGTCCGCAGCCGATAACCAATACTTGTCGTATGTGATGCCGTTGGCCGCAGCTATTTCGCGAGCCGTCAGGTCCGCACTGTAGTTTGACGCCGTAACGATCTCCGTCCGCGCAATCGTGACAGCCCTTGCCCGTGATGCGACGCGACCTAACAGCAGCTTGGTCAACTCGGAGATAGACAAGCGCTCCTCAGCGCTGGCCTGAGACACCACGTCATCAAATATAGCCTTCGTCGTCGCCGTGATGTTGCGCGCGGCCCGCAGAGAGTGCGCTTTAACCCAAGCACCGAAGTTCCGACGCCATCCCTGCGGCAACTCGGTTTCAACCTTGCGCACCGGGGCCTCTGACGCCTCTATCTCGGCACAGGTCTTACCAGCCCCCGTACACCAGCGCTCAATTGCGATTGACAATTGATCAGTTGTTTCCGAAAGCGCGTCCGTACCATTGGCCATTAACGCCTTGACCTGTCGCCGCAGGATAGGCGTAACCGCAGCCGCAAGCCGTCGTTCCGGTCCGCGCTGTGCTGATCGGATGGCCCTAACGTAACCCGCGTCTGATTTCATTACAGTGGCGCGCTCGTGTCGGTCATGACGGGCGTGACGGCCTCAGACAATGGCACATCAGCGCCGGTCACAAAGATGACGCTACCGTCACCATCGTCTACGATGTCCTTGACCTTGCCATAGCCTACAAGCTCGCGCTGTTCGTCAACAGTGGCGATGCCCTTGAGCTTTCCTACACGATCCCATCGCAAGCCCTCGTCGTACTGGCTGGCCGCGTCTGAGGAATAGTTGAAGCGAAGTTCAAGGCCGGGGTACACAGGTTGCAGCCAAGACGTAAGCTCAGCGGCTATCAGGTTGCCAAGCGGGCGTATGGTGTCACGATAAAACGCCGCGTTTGCCTCGGCTTGGTTATTGTACGTCGAATCCCCGGCAATACCAAGAAGCACTGGCGGCACACCCATCACAAAGCACGTTTCGCGTGCCGTGGTGTTGCGCACATCAAGCGCCTGCATATCCGATGCCGATGCGCCTAGTTCGTTGTAAAGCGCTCCCGCGCCCAAGACCATAGGCAAAGCGCCGGTCTTATCCTCGTCAAAGTGGTCGCGGAATCTGCCCTTAACCTCTGCGGCCTGCTCTTTCGTGATGCTCGCATCGGCGGGATATGTCAGCATTCCGGGGCGACGACCAAAGCGCTTGAACAGCCCCTTTGAATACGTCCTGATCTCGTTATTCTCTTCGATGTCCCGCCCCGCCATTTCGACAGGAGACGCGGCCTTATCTCGGTCATTGGCACGGCGGCGGATGACGCGCCGCACGGCACACCAACCGTTAGCCTCTTTGACAAATGGGATTTCGCCGCGATTTGCAGACTGGTATTTATACCCTTGCAGTTCGCCAGTCATCTTGTCGCGCATTACAGTCCAGCCCGCAGGCCCGACCACCTCAATTTCAGAGATGCCAGAGGTAATACGGACGCCACGGACGTACATTTGCGCATAAGACGCCATCAAAGCGCCCATGACGTATTTTACCTGCGCCCCGCTGTCCTCGTCGTTTGAACGCCTATTGAAGATGTCCAAAAGCGGATGTTTTTCGACAGGCTTAGGATCGCCGTTGCCCGCCTGATAAACTTCAATAGGCAAACCGGCGAGGGCCTGACCGATCTTGTCCACACATCGCGCCGCAATTGGGTTTTGATAGGCGACATTGTAAAGGTCAGACGTACCAAGAAGCCAGTCCATCCAAGACGCTTGAGGCGCGTCAAGGCGCATCAGATACGCTTGCGCCGCGCTCCTCTTAAACATGCGATCCCAGAAGGCCATTAAACTACCCAGATTTCAGAATTGTTAAGCATCAGCTCTGTTAAGGCCCATACGAGTGCGTCTGCGCGGTCTGGCGAGCCCTCGCCTATGTAGCCAGAGGGGTCTATGAGGCACATTTGATCTTCAAGTTCGGGAAACGATCCGACGTGCGAAATGCGGCCCTGTTCATACAAGGCTGCTACAGGCTCAGCCCGCGCCACCTTCCCCCTACTGGCTGTAACTTCTTTGTACGATACGTTTTCATCAACCGTCTTTATGACGTGCTCGACCATTGCCCCGCCGAAGTTCCGCTCAGCGACAATTCGGTCAGCCTTAAATTCGTGGTACGCCGCAACAGCACGTCGCCCCCAACCATCGGGTGACAGTCTGCATGACCTATCAGCCAAAACATATCCGCGACCATCAACCCCAAGGCCAGCAACCACAATGCCTATGCAATCGCCACTATCACCAGCGCCACGTGTGCCAGAAGGGTCAACCGCAACAACAATCCGCCGCATTTCTGGCCCGGATTTTGAGCGCAATCGGTCAAGGTCGCCTCTATTCCAGAGAGCGCCGGGCAGATCGTCTAGAACCTCAGCGTTAAGTTCTTGGCGTCCTAGGCGCGTGCCTTCGTATTTCTCTTTCAGCCTAGCCAAAAACTTGGCTGGTAGGTTGTCCGCATTGTCGAATGTTGAGCCGCGCGTTACGACTGTGGACTTATCCGCCAAAATCTCCCGGATGACAGGGATTGGTCTTGGTGTCGTCGTCACAAAAACCCGCGGATCAGGCTTTCGCATTGTGAATTGTAGCATGTCCCACGTTTCGCGGGCGTAGCGATATTTTGCCAGTTCATCGACCCAAGCCGTGTCAAACTCAGGGCCGCGCAACTGGTCAGGTTCGGTGCCATTATAGCCAAGGGCAACCGCGCCGTTGGGCCATATGACCCTGACCGGCTTGTAGCGAACGGTCGGCTCATGCCCCGGAGGGTGAATCGACAGGAGGCGCGCAACCATGACCTCTTCAAGGTCTTTTTGCGTCTCAGCAATCAGTGCGATGTGTCGTGCGCCGTTTTCGACGCGCTCACGTACCCACTGCGCCCCGGCCTCCGTCTTTCCGAAGCCACGGCCAGCCAAGGCTAACCAAGTCGCCCAATCGCCCTCAGGTGCTATCTGGTTTGGTCTAGCCCAAAAACGCCAGTCGTAAAGAAGCTCTGCCGCCTGCGTGTCACTAAGACTCGCCAGCATCTCCTGTCGTTGTGCTTCTGGGAGCGAGGCGAGCAAGCTTGCCAGCGAGGAGTTCACGGGGGCTTACCTCTGCCGTTTGAATGGGACCGCCGTCTTTGCCGGTTAGCTCAACCTTGTCTTTGAACATGCCGAGGTGACGCCCGATTTTTTCCAAGGCACCGACCTTATCGTGCATTTTGATGGCCATGCCGTCGCGGGTCATCTTGACCTCAGACACAGCGGCTTTGATGTGTTCCGGCAAGTCGTCGCGGTCGATAGGCTCAACGAACGGGGCCATTTCATTGCGCACCATTGCGGCATCACCGATCTGCCACGAGGGCAGCCTCTTGCCGTCATCATCGTAGCCAAACGCAACTTCCTTCGTCCCCCAATTCACCACGTCAGAAGCGTTGGCAAACCCGACCTTAGCCAACTCTTGCAGCACTCGATCGGCGGTAATTTCAGTTCGTTTTGAGCGCGCCGCCTGAGCCTCTGAGATGGCATCCTGTATTTCAGGTTTCTTTAGGTTCTCGTGACCTATTGCGCCCGCCGTATCCTCGCTGTAGCCTGCCCGTATGGCGGCTTGCGTGGCGTTCAGGTCTATCAGGTACTCCTCGACAAACCGCTTTTGCTTAGCCGTCAGTTCGCGCCGAGGCACGTCATCAGGCCAAGGCTTGTCCTCGCCTTCTGACATGTCGGTCTATCTCCTGAAAATTTCCCCTTGCATGGGGCAGAAACGACAAAACCCGGCCTTTTTAGGGGCCGGGCTGTGTGTGTCGCGCGTTTCGCGATTTTGATGATTTAACCAGTGTTCGTTTATAAGGTCAAGGGTGTTTGTGTGATGATGTTAGTCTAGCGATCCGTGTGCCGTTAAAAACATCTGGCCGTTATATTGGTCAAGGCGGCGCGGTGTCAGTGAATAGCGCGGAACAATGCGCTTTTTCTCATTCATTCGAGCGGCTTTAGCTTGCCGATATGCCCGATCAGCATCATCCGACATTGCGTTCAATTCAGAGGCAAAAGACTTAGCCTCTTGTTCGCATGTCATTGGGTGAAATCTGCCGTTGCACAAAACTCCCCAAACGCCACCGTTTTCAACCGCATCATATTTTGCCATCGTCTCTGTCCTTAACTGCCGGGGCCGATCCCCTTTGATGTGACCAGCTAGCGACTTACTGGCCTTGTCCCTCGCCTTAACGAGTAGGGAAATCGTCGCCGCTTTAGGATGCGAAGCCTTCGGGAGTGATGCGGCTAGGCCGGTATTAAACCCGATAAAAAGAGATTACGCCCAAACCGATCTAACGTCAACATGTTATTTTATGTTTTATCACTAGTGCATTTTCGTAAAGTAAGAGCTTGCAAACCGTAAAATAAGCCCGTATAGATATCACATCAGGCGGCGGGAATGGCCCGCGCACACAGGAACATAAAAATGACAACGACCATTCAAACGATTCAAACCAAAGCAAGCGAACTGAAAACTGGCATGATTGTTCACTTTTACGGTGCGCGCTTTCGCCTGCGTGACGACCGCAAAGAACACTTTAAGGTGCAAGGTGACGAGCTTCCGGTTTACACAATCACGGGAGACTGGGTTGATGGCAATATTGAACGTGGTTATTTTGGGCCGGAAAGGCCGTGGAAGTTTCAGGGCAATGACCGCGCTTCGTGGATGGTAGAGGCCTAATGACCCGCCCAACTCCCGAATGGACCACCCGCGCCGCAGCAATGCGGGCGGGTGAAGTCATTATCGTTGATACCGATAGAGACCTTGCAGCCGTCAGGTATCATCTGCGCAAGCTAGGCAAGTTCAAGTGCAAGACCATAGCCGAAAACGTGTCGTACAGAATCGAGCGGGTTAAGTGAAAATAATTACGCTCATTGCGCATTTTTCTATTGCATCTTACGTTCATTGCGCGTATACATAATTACATGAGGCGGCGGGAACGGCCCGGCGCACAACGGAGATTAAGACAATGAAAATCACCCTGACACGCCATTTTTCTGGCTTTAACAACGTCTCAGACACGTGGAAAATTGGCAACACCGAAACAACCGACAGCGCGGTCTATGAAGCCGAGCTGCCCGCCGGTTACGGCTTGGGCAAAACCCAAATTCTTGAAGAAGATGTGATCATCGACCCCGCTGGCCACTCTTGCACAATCGTGCACCACAGCAGCGGCAAGCCTCAATTGATCAGCCTGTCCGGCCCTGTAAAAGAGCAACCCGTTCTCGACCTCACCGCGTAACCTGCACACACAACGGAGAATTTAAAATGTTCAACATTGTTATAGGCCAAGGTGAGCTTGAAACCACTGACGGCTACATGCGCCGCGCGGAAATAGCGCTCTCAAACGCCCGTATCATTGGCGACGATATGGAGGCGGCGCGAAAATATGCAACGCAATGGTACAACCATGTCCACCCGACGCTAGCGCGCGGGGAGACGTGGGCGCGGCGGCGCGAAAAAATAGAAAACATGGCCAGAGGCGCGCTCGGTTGCGCTCAAAACATTATGAAAGACGGCAGGGCGCATTATGTTGATCGTGAGGGAATGTTAATTTGTGCAACGCTGATGCAAGACGCATCAGCCGGCCCGGTTGGCTATTATCCCGCCACCGTCCTAAAGAGCCCTACAGCATGACCCCACCCACCCCCGCAAACATACGCGCTGCGCGTGAGGCCGCAGGGCTTACACAAACCCAAGCGGCGGCGCTTATACACTCCGCCCTCAGATCATGGCAACAATGGGAGGCGGGCGACAGGTCGATGCACCCCGCGTTCTGGGAGTTGTTCAGCATCAAGGCAAAGGCGGGTTAGGTGACCCGCCTCAACGCTTCACACGCCCACCACACCGTTAGATTTTGCTCGTTAGGGGTGGACAACACCCTGCCCTGAGCCTTGAAATGCGCTTTGATAGCCGTTCGCCAACGGGTCTGAGGCTTGCCGTCTTCGTCCTTTGGAGCGGCCATTGCATCACCTTCCAGAAACTCCTGACACAATACGACAAGCACGTCGTAAAAGTCACGACCGATCTTTGCACGGATGCGCGCCAGTTCATCACCAGCCCAAACACGGCCCCTTGCCCTGATGATTGCCTCTTGTGCGTAATCGCGGCCTGAGCGGTCCTCGTCTACGATCACGTCTTCCCGGTCACGTTGCCCCGCTATGCCCTTGGAGACGGCGTACAGGGCCATAAAGCGCCCTGCGGCTGCACTCTGGTTGGGTGTTAGCGTTCCGGTGTTTCTGAGGCTTACAAACGGACTCATGTAGCGGCGGGTTTGAATGACCATACCCTGCACGTTTCGGCATTGCTCGACCTCTTCCGGGTTATGGCGGTCAATGGCTAGTTGGTCATAGCCTGTACCAATCTCACGCGGCTTGCTGGCTTTTTGCGGTTTCATTGTGACACCTTTTCAAAATCTTGGGGAAACGCCTGCATGATCTCTTGGCAGTCTGTGAACATGTCGGCCCTGTTGCGAGCGTTCCAAACGGCGTCACGTAGATCGCGGCCCAAGGTTATGCCTTCAACGCCGCGTGTACGGACTCGGATGGCCATGTCTCGAATGACTTGATCCATCATTTCCGATATCCCCCAGATGCAAGGTAAAAAACACCGGCAAAAAAGCTAAGCACCGCCAAGGCTGGAACCCAGAGCACCCAGCCAAAAAACAGCAGCAAACCCTCCCAAAAACCGCAATGACTTGGTTGCGCAAATCTAACGAGCAGCCCGCAGGAAATCGTACCGCCTAAAAGGTAGAGGAAAACGGGAACAATGTTTATCAGATGGTCCATCACGCAAACCTCACGTTTTGGATAAGCCAAATCAGGACAAAGATAACGCCCGCGATTGTGGCAATTACGCCTATAACTGCGAAAAACATTAAAGCAGCCAATTGTTTGTACATATCGTTAGACCTCATCCCCTACTCTCCTGCTTTTGGAGAGGCTGAGAGCAATGCCTCACGGATGTTGTCAACGTACTCGCCATCAGGTACGCGGGAGGCTTGACCGGCTGCGTAGGCGGCTTGAATAAACTGAATGCAATCGGACCTCGTGAATGCCCTGACGCTATGGTCTTTCAAGTTTCGCGGCTGGGATTGCAAAAAAGCCTCAGCATCAAACGCGGTGTTCTCGGTTGGTTGGGTCATGCGGCGTCCTTTCGGGTCATGATTTTTTCGATGTTGTGACGGCCTGCTGGGTTCATGCTGTGGCACGTAAAATCCGGCAGGGGCACGCCAAGCGCGGCGCAGTGTTCGGCCAGCCAGAGCGCGCAATCACGGCCTGTCGGTTGCGAGTATTCCGAGTACGGAATCGGGTTTTCAAAATGCGCGTAATGCTCGTCTGCCAAGTCGTGATCAAAAGACACAAACGTCGGAACGCCGCATTCGGTCACGCACTGGACGAATTGCGCATATGACCGCGCTACCAGCCATTCGCCGGGGGGCACGTCGCGCATGTCGTCAAGGAACAGGCGATAGGTCATGCGGCACCGCCAATCATTTCCAGCAGTTCAGCGGCTTTCTTGGCCATCGCGCGGCGGAACGATCCAATGCGCTCGCAGGCCTCTAAAATGTTCCCCGGCTGCGGTACGAACGCGGCTTTCTCGCCGTTGATCCATTCCTGCGCAGCCTGTTCCAGTACGTCGATGGGCCAGCCGGTAAGGCTCTTTCGCCACTGATCGACAACCATCGCCTTGGACTGTTCGCCTCGACGGTCAAAGCTGTCGTACATGATCAGCAGGTTGAAAATCACCTTGCCGACTTCGGCATCCGTCGCCGATGTGTTCGCAGCCACAACGCGCCGTGCATCGCTGGTGAACCGTTCCAGACTACGCGCGTCCTCTCTAGCCTCCCATACCAGCGCTGAGAGGCTCGCCTTTGCCATCGGCATGGCCTCCAAAGACCCGTTGGAAAGCTGCGATTGTGCTGTCCTGATTTCGCTGGCCTGCGGTTTGGTAAGGTTGGCTACGGCGTTCATGTTGGGCTTCCGGGATGGCTATCGGGGTCAATCGGTTTGCGTGGTGCTGGGCTATGGCGTCGGTGAAATATCTCCACGATTTCGGAGGCCCGTCGCGTTTTCGGGCAAACGCCGCTGTTACAGCTGGGACGACATCAAGGCGGAAAGACAGGCCAGCCATGCGCCACCGCGTCAGCTCGCCAACGGTGTGAAGCTGCCAATCGGCTTCCGGGATGCCAGCGGCCCGCGTCAGCTCGCCAACGGTGTCCCTCGGTTCTGGCCAATCGCCAAAATCCGAAACGCCCGCGTCTTCATCAGCAGCAGGGATGGGGGGATTATAGGGGGGAGAGTTAGGGGGTGTGGGGGAAAGAGAGGGGGGAACA